CTCCGGGAGACTATGGGTTTACTAGCATCTCTGAGTTTGTTGCCGAGATAATGACCAACCAAGGTTTCCAAAACAAACTTAAGGCTATCCCCTACAAGCGTGAGAACACGTCAGTACTAAATTCGTTTGCTCGTTTTGTTGCAAACTTGTTTGGGTTTAAGAACCTAACTGGTGCAGCAATGTCGGCGGTCAACGATATCTTGTCTCCACATCGTCCTAGTATTGTGAAAGCAGGGCCGCTACGCTTTGCTACAAACCCACCCAAGAAACGTGTGCGTGGGCCAATCAGCAAACCAGATACATGGCGAACTGCAGAGAAGGTGCAGACTAGTATTAAAGACACGCTTTCTGATGCGGCTAAAGGTCGCGTACCACTAGGCGCGGCTTTAAAAGATTTATATGGGGCGTTATGGAGCGCTAGCGGCACGGCTACTCGTGCTGTGATATTGCCAGTCTTGCAGTTACGGCAGCTTAAAGATTTGACTCGTCGCAAACTTCCAGAGATCACAGGTGCTGTGAGTATTGTTGAGAAGATGGTGGCGTACCGTGGACAGCAAATTAAAGTTGCCGAGAATATTGTGCAGACATGGGGCCCGCTGCAAGGTAAGTACCCAAAGCAAGCCTCTTTAATGTCACGCATTATGTTGGAGGCTACTATCCGTGCGCGTGATCCTGATGCTGGAGTTCCTGCAGGTGGCGTAGCCGACGCTCTTGATAACGCATTTGCCGCGTTGCGCCCTGAGTTCAAACAACTGTATCGCGAAACACGAGACTTTTTTGGCAATCAAGTAAACGAGATGGTTCGTACCATGAAGCAGCGTGCATTAGGTTTGCCTAAAGCGCAACGCCAAGAGATGATCCGTAAGATCAACGAACAGTTTGGCCCTAGTAAGTTGGTAGCTCCATACTTCCCATTACGTCGTTTTGGAGATCACTGGTTCCAAGTTGGTAAGGGTCCTAATAAAGAGTTCTACACCTTTGAGAGTGCTATCAGCCGCAACCTTGCATTTAACAAGCGCCGTCGGGCGTTGCAAGGTGGTAATGCTTTGCAGAAAGCAGCCGCAGATACTATGCGTATGGGTGACGGCATATCTGATTTGTATTCACAGAATATCGCTACAACCCAAGTGTTGCGCGACCTTGAAGAAACAATCAATAGTTTGACTGCCACAGATGTAGCAGGTATCAAGTCTGAGATAAAAGACAGCCTCAACCAACTTGTCTATATGCTATTGCCACAGCAAAGTATGCGTAAGATGTTTATTAACCGTCGGGCCGTTCAAGGTGCTAGCAGTGATTTGTTGCGGGTGTTTGCCCAGACTGCTGTGCGTAGCGCATACCAGATGGCTAGATTTAAATACGCCGAACCTTTCGTTAACAACATAAACAACGCCCGTGACCACATTGATAACATGGAAGCGGCGCACGCAGTGACTCCTCAGCAGGGTGCTGTGTATCGTGACTATGTGTTGGAGTTGGAAAAACGCACCAAGGTTATCCTTGGCGTTGAGGACAAGAGTGCAATAGCCCAAGCAGTTGGTTCTATAACAGGCACAACGTTCTTCTTTATGTTATCGGCTCCTGCTAGCGCGTTACTCAACATTGTTGGTATGGCGCAACTCACGATGCCGTATATCGGCGGACGCTACGGTTACGCTAAAACTAATGTGAAGATGCTCAAATATATGGGGCTCTATGGGCTCTCGTTGCCTGAGCGTTCGTTAGCACCTGCTGCACGCGGTAAATTTATGCAGGTGTCGTTCCCATCTATTGTGGAAAGCAGCATTCTGGCTAAGATGGACCCGATCGTGCAACGTGCGGCTAAACGATTTGTGGACGACGGAGACATTAACATCTCCATGACTAACGATATTTTTGACCTTAGTGAGCACCCATCAGCACTTTACACTGGGTATTCAAATACCGCAAAGAAACTTTTGGCGGGCGTATTCCACCAAGCTGAGCGACTCAACCGCGAGATTGCATTGCTTACTGTATTTGAACTGGCGTACGACAATTTTACAAAGCAGCCTAAACGAACTATTCGTGGTGTAGTCGAGCGTGATAACGCTGGCAAGCCTGTAATGAATACGCCGAATGAAGCGTTTGAGCTTGCATTGCAAGAAGCTCGTGATATTGCAGGTCTAACTCTTGGTGACTACACCCGTCAGACAAAAGGTCGTGTGTTTGCTGAAGCTCCGTTATTGAACGTAGTTGCCCAGTTCAAGCAATATGCTATTGCTGCTACATACAACGTATTACGCAATACTTACTTATCTGTTGGTGCCCCATTCCGTAAGGCTGAAATTGAGCAGTTCCGTCAAGAGATGATTAAGGATGGATTGACGCAGTCGGTGATTGACCAGCGCTTAGATGAAGCCGAACAGATTCGTAAGCAAGCATATCGTGAAGGCATGAAGCGCCTTGCAGGTATTCTCGGTATGACATTCTTGTTTGGTGGCATAGCCGCCCAGCCGTTCTTCTCCATGCTCGGTCAACTGATTAAGATGTTTGCGCCAGATGACGATGACGAGTTCTTCGATTGGGAGAACTGGTTCTATAACTATATGGAAAACGAAGTTGGCGGTTCTGCTGCTGCAATCTTTAAGAAGATGGGTATGGATGCCGAGAAATCCGAGAAGGCTGGCATCACCCTTGGCGAAGCGCTTGCGCGCGGACCTGTTGCTACTATGACTGGAACATCGCTTGCTGATCGTGTTAGCTTGGACATGGCAAACCTCTGGTGGCGTGAAGGTCGGTACTCCCCTGATGCGCGACAAGCCCTACAACAAGACATCATCGCTAACATTGGTCCAACCGTTGGATTAGGTTTGAATTGGGCAGATGCTTGGCAGTTAGCAGGTGAAGGTCAGTGGGGTCGTGCATTCGAGAAGACTGCTCCTGCTATGTTTGCTAAACCCGCCACTGCGTATCGTCTTGGAACTGAAGGTGCTACATCTCGTGGCGGTGAAGTTATTGGTGGCCTTTACCCAGACCAATTCACTATGTGGGAGTTGGGTATGCAGGCAATTGGCCTACAGCCAGAGAAACTTGCGCAGGCGCAGAAAGCCGCCATTCAAGCAAAAACCTTTGAGCAAAAGATACTTGACAGACGTAATTCTCTGTTAGACCGACTGTGGATGGAGCGCGGCAAGCCTAGTTATGCAGACGCGCTACAAAAATCCAACGAATTCTCTCTGAAGTATCCAGAGGTTGCTATTGACGGTGACGCTATCTCTAACTCGTTTGATGCTCGTGCAGAAGCCAAGGCGCAAGCCGAAGCAGTCGGCGCTAAATTAAACGAGAAGATGCTAGGACGTACCGCTCCTATGTTGCGCTACGGCATGCAGTAATCATTTACGCCAGACCCGCAGACCTTTGATGCCGTCTTCAATGACGGCTTTTATTGCCACCCTAAACCCAAGCCGCTTAGTCACGGCTCGGACTGTTTCTATTCCTTCTTCTATTCTTAGGCAGGGCACAAAGAACGACGTGCCCTTTTTGAACTTGCGCCAGTTAATCTGATAGTCAAGGTCATTTATCCTCATCGGCTTGCGCCTCATCCGTATCTGTAGTACCTATGAAAGCATCGGGGTCAAGGAAATCACCCTTAGAACAATCGAATACAAACGCATCAACTGGCGGAATGCCGCTAATCTTCGTGCCTTTAGCCATGCGTTTCTTCACGGTGCCAACATAGATACCGTCTTTGGTAAGTGAGGTAAGCACATCCTTTATCGTGATCTGGTGCTCAGCACACCAAGCCCGTAACTTCTTACTGATGATGAACAGTTTGCGGGTATCAGGCTCCATCCGAATGATGAGTTCGCCCTGTGGTTCTAAGATAGGGAGCATCTCTACCCCAGTACGTTTGTCTGCCTGATCGTTAATCACCAAGGTATTGCGACGATGCTCACTCCAGTACTCGCCGATCACACTGCTGTGGGTTGTGGCTGGTGGCTTAATCTCTGTACGCATCTGACCAAACTCGGCAACCGCCCACTTAAGCACGCGACCTACATCGATATCATGGATTCCTAAACGCTTGGCAAACAAAGCACCAGCTATGTTGCATGCCGCTACACCTGACCAGAACCGCTCACGGCCTGTAAATCCAATCTGCTTGTCGATGATGCGCTGTAGCTCCTTAACTTCTAAGATGCGCTCTTCCAAGTTTTCTACCAAGTCACGGATGTAGATAGACCCTGCATGCCCGTAGTTTGTGTAGAGTTTGGGATACAGATCGTCGGCTTCTTCCTTAGTGATTAGCTTAGTCTCAGGGATTTGATACTCAATTACACGCATCAACTCACCGTCGGGTGTGGACTTCAAGGACTTAAGCTTGTCTACGATCGATGCGTTTGACGAACAAAGAAGCATAGTCTGCCACTTAGCAAAGTTCTTGCGCTCAGAGTTCGAGTTGGAGTTCATACGTCCACGACCTCGACCTTGAGAAACTGCATAGGCAAAGTCAGAACAGTCGTCTGGCTTCATCTTGGTAATCTCGTCACAGCCTAACCCAATATTGTTCATCACACCGAGTCGGTGTAAGCGCACTGCCATAGTGTCCCGCTCGATCAGCATTAGTTCTTCGGGGTGCCCGTACACACTGTGCATGGCTTTGATGGCTGTTGTCTTGCCTGTGCCAGACTCGTTGTTAATCATGTTAATGATTGCGCCTTTGAGGTGCAGATGCTTCATCAGCGGTGCGCCAAACGCAGTAAAGAACCCAAACGCATGGGGTTCGAACCCCGGAATGTTGTACTTGTTTATTACACTTTTCCATTCTTCAAAATCACCGACTGGGTTGAACCAGTCTGAAAGGTCTGCTGTATAACTAGATGGTGGGCTGTACTTGTCACCCTGTGCGGTAATCTCCCGCTCACCCAAGATAAACGATTTATCCTTCTCGGTCCAACCGAACTGCGTCCTCATAATCTCTGCTCCTTGTTTGTATTGCATCTCCTTTACCGAACGAACGATGTAGGCCATGATGTTTTCCATTTGCTTCTTCAGCGCCACGACACCAAACCAAGCCAGCTTCTCGCGTAACTTATCTGTTGTCAGCAAATCCACCACAGGCAACGCAAACTCTTTTACGCCGTCACGGGGGGTGTGCAGACGCATCCAGATGGTTTCGCCCGCTTGCGGGTCTTTCAATCGCTTGACCACATACAGGTCATGTTCGTAAATCAAGTCGGCTTCGGGGTCGTCCTCATCATCTGACTTGCGGTAGACGCCGCCGTTCTTACCTCTAAAGTATGGAAAGGGATACTCAGGGATGTCATAGACAACTGTCTTCTCTTCCGTCACGTACTCAACCGTGTTGTCCTCTGCTGTAGCGGCGGCAATCTCTGCGCCTAGCGTGATGGGGGATTTGATCTTGTCTTTGTGAATGCAACCTGCGCACCCCGACGGATTGATAGACTCCCACGACTGGCATGTGTACGGGCCTTTGATTAGTTGTACCTTGGCGACTGTCTCGTCAGGGTGGTAGTCAGGGTGCTCTCTCGACACGTCATGTATGGCGGTGTCGGCATCCGTGCAGAACTTGGCAATAGATAGTGCGGCACGCCAACGTGGTTCGTCCAAAACCTTTTGGTCAGCGATTGCTCTAGCTAGCTGCAGACAGCCTGTGCCGTTTACGTTCTTGTCTACTATGATTTGGAATCGGTGCTGACGATTGCCCATCAACGCCTTGGTCATGTCATCTGCAAATGTAGGCAGATAGTCTGGCGTCTCGTCCATCACGCCAAGTTTGTCTTTGAACTCATCAAACGAAATCTCGTCGCCCATCACCATAACCGCTACGGGTAGTGGTGGCTCAGCCTTATGATTGAATGTGTCGGGCATCCGCAGAATAGACGCGGCATCAGCCGTGCGTGCTGGATCATCCTCCAAACCTTCCTGATTACATACAACCTTCAGACGTTTAGCGGCGTTAACCCACTCTTTACGGGTGATTGGTTCAGTCAAAGGCCAGTAGACGTGCAGTCCACGACCAGAATTAACAATCGTCGGCTTTGGTAAGCCAACAGTTTTACAAAATGTTTTGAGCGCGCTTAGTCCGTCACCTTGATCGGCATACGGCTTACCTACTCCACAATCAATATCAAGCCAAAAAGCCTTGATGTTTTTTACGTTATCGTTGGTGCGTGCACCAGATTCTTCATACTTTGCACATGCAAAGTACACGTCAAATTCTTCGTCCAGCAAAGTCTGAACGGCATCCTCTACCCCCTGCATGTCCTCAACAAATATTTGCCGAGGGTGGCCTGTCTTCTTTAGACCTACCACGCAGTACCATCCGTCAGACGATAATACCGTCGACAGTAAATCTGCTCTTGTCATAGCCGCCTTTAAGAAATGCGTCGGAGGGGCGCGGCAAGCCCCAACCGAACGCTACTGAACATTACTAACCTTTGCGAGCATCTCGTTTATTTTGGTCTCGTGTACCTTGCGTGGAATCCACTCGCCTGTAAACCATTTATAGATGGTCATGCGGCTGACTCCAAAGTACTCGGCGACTTCACGAACGGTGTACTCTTTTTTAATACAGACACGCCCCAGCTTCACACCGGGGCTTTTTATGTCTGCTTCTTGGTTAGCACGGACGATTCGAGTTGCGTAACCCCTGTTATCCATTACTCTTCTTCAGTCCATTGCTTCAGTACGTCATTGAACTCTTTCTTAGGAGCGGGTTCGACGTTCTTCTTGATGGTGCGTTTAGTTGGCTCAGGCATTACTTCTTCAGCTTCGGCTTTAGCGGCAGGGGCTGGAGCGGCGATTGCTTTCTTCTTAGCACCGTCGGTCTGTGATGGTGTTTGCACAACAGCGGCTTTAGCGGCAGGGCTATCGCCTTTCTCTTTTGCAGACAACCACTCGTCTTTAGTCAGGAAACGCACAGGCTTGAAGGTCAACTTGGGAGTATCGCTATCGCTGTCCATACGCATCTCTGTTACCAAAGTGCCGAGGCTCTTGCCTTGTGCGCCAACATACTTAGCGTATTGCTGGAAAGGCATCTTGTCAGTATCGCCACGACCGAAAATCGACTTGGCGGGCAACACCAACTGGAACACATCACCTCCAACGTCGTCGGCTAACAAGACAGCCAAGCGTTGCTGATAGCGACAGGCGCGTGAATCGCCTTGACCAGAGCCCTTGATGTTTTGTGAACAGCCTTCGCAAGAAGAGTGTTGTGGATACTCGATGCTTGCATCGGGTTTATCGCCGTCGTTAGACCAGCAATCAGGGTGTGAAGTCTCGCCAGCAACATACTTACCAGCATAGAAAGAACGCGACACCTTAGATGCGCCGTTCACAATGACAATGTTCATTGCACGGTTTTCGTTCTTTGCAATTTCCTCACCGCTAACCATCATGCGGAACACACCACCACGGATGGAGATGCGCTTCATGCCAGTGTTACCGGCAAGAGCCTTGGTCATGTCATCGAGACCGACTTCCTTTAAGTAGTCGGGGAGGTTGTTGCTAAAAAGCGCGAGGTCGTTACTCATTTGATTTTCCTTTAATAAAGTTGTATATAACATTTGCGTTGTGAATCAGTTCTCCAACTGACTCGTGTTGCTTGTTCTGTTTCATCAGAATAAGCGCATGATCTACCGCACGCTCTCGGTAGAAAAGATCGTCGCGTTCCTTGCGGAACTGCAATTCTTCACTGTCCATTACTTCCTCCGAATGGTGATTTCATATTCCCGATCAATGTTCAAGCCCATAGGCTCAACATCGGGGTTGTTCTCTAAGAACTCTTTCATATTCGTTTGATGAATACGTTTCTCCAATAGCCCCATAGCTTGATGCTCTTGCATAAATTTATAGAAGCTTTCCCAGTCATTAGTCCAGAAGCGGTCTTTGACGGTTCGATACGCAGTGCCCTGCGGTGTTGAAAAGCTAGTCACGCCAGTCTCTTTCGAAACCTCAAGTAACTTGTGCTTTAGGATAGTCATCTGCTCTTCTAACTGGGCAGACTCGGCTTTGTACTTTGCGTACATTGCTTCTTTAGTGTCGCGAATCTTAATGTAAGCCTCGACGACTTTCTCAATAGAAAAATCTGATTCCATACTCACTCCAAATTATTTTTTATACATGTCGTGTTGCATATGCATAGAAAATTGAATTTTCTATATACAACGGATATCATTATACTCTTTTTGTTGACAGTGTCAAGAGTTAATTTCACTTTTATACAGGTCGATAATCTTGTTGTGGAAGTCCAATTTGTTTTGCAACATACCGTAGAGTTTTGTTTCTACTGGACTACCTTCAAGATGCACGACTGTCATGGGGTTGCGTTGCCCCGGTCTATCAATACGTGCGTTTGCTTGCAAGTATGTTTCAATCGACGTGACAGGAGCGTACCATACGATTACGTTAGCGGCAGTAAGGGTTACCCCATGTGCCGCCGCTTGCGGTTGAATCAAAAGTACTCGTGGCTCATCTTGTTCTTGAAACCTTTTGAAGATGTCGGTGCGCTTTGACACGCTTACAGAGCCATTGATAATCTCTGACGTTACCTTGTTTTTAGTTAGGAAATCTTGTATTAGATTTAGTGCATGTGTAAACGGTACAAATACTAAAACTTTATGGCTGGCTTCCTCAATAACTTCTAACAAAATGTTTAGTCGGCTAGATGCGTCAAACTCTATAACATTCTTAGTATCGGTGTACACAGCCCCGCAAGAGATTTGTAGTAGTTTGTTTAACTGAGCCGCCGCATTTACTGCAGAGACTTCATCGCCAACTGCTTCGATCAACATCTCTTTCTTGAGGTCTTTGTAGTATTTTGTTTGCTGTGGTGTTAGTGGTGCAAACCGTGAAGTATGTGTCACATCAGGCAGATCAATACAGTCTTTCTTTTCAAAGCGGATTGCAGGTTGCAGTAAGTTGTGCACTATGTCTTGGGCTTGTGGCTTCGGTATCCACTTGAATCGCGAGAACTGATACATCACAACATCACGGAACGCCGTGTACAAGTGTGGGGTTCTTGCAGGCACGCAGAGTTTGGCAAGGCCGTAAGCGTCTAATGGTGATTGAGCTGCAGGTGTACCAGTCATCATCCATATCCAAGTATCAGGAGTGGTGATTCTTCTCAACGTTTTAAAGCGCTCAGTCCTAGAGTTCTTGTAGGCATTGGCTTCGTCAATGATGATGAGGTCAAACCCACCAGCCTTGAGTTCTTCTTCAACAATGCTCACGCCGTCATAGTTAATGATGACGTACTCGGCAACACCCTCAACAATAGCCTTGCGTTTCTTGCGATCCCCGTGTGCTACATCTACGTGGCGGTGAACAGCAAACTTAAATAGGTCAGCTTGCCATGCGGCTTGCATGATGGATACGGGACAGATAACTAAGACGCGACTGATGTATCCCTGCGCTATTAAATAGTCCGATGCCCAGATAGCGGATGCAGTTTTACCAGTGCCCTGCTCGTTAAAACAAAAGGCGCGTGGGTGCAGGGTTAGGAAAGATGCGGTTTCCTTTTGGTGGTTCATTGGCCTATGGAGTCCGGGCCAGTCATAGTCTCGATCAATCGGGGACGGCACGTCAGACAACCCTAGCGTCTTAAGCATCTGTGCTTCCTTCAACCCCCAATGGACAGCCACCGAATCCTCGGTGTACTCGGCACTCTTAGCAATCGTCGAAAGAATTTTCTGTGGCTCTTCAGTCTGTATGACTAGGTATTTGTTTTCAACTACTTGCATTGAGTTTGTCTTTAAGTACGTAGATTTGGGTGTAAGAATTTATGTCTGACTCTGAAAGCAATAAACCTCGTGCGTGTGTTTCCTGCGCTACACACCTGTCGTCGCCGGTTTCATCCTTTTCCCACTTACGTCTAAGCGAATGAAACGAGATCGGTTGATCGCCATACATCAAAAGCCATGCGGCTCTTAGCTGGTCGTTTGTCATGCCACGAGCAAAGTGCCCGATTACTACAGTCTTTAACTCTTCGAACCGCGTCGTATAGTCATCGACCCTAGGATCAGTCCAACCCATAGCGTACCTACCCGTCGCCTTATATTTAATTGTCCCCGTGCTCATATCTTGATCCTGCCCATAGGCGTGTACTGATCAATTACGTCATGGGTTTCCAACTCGCCAAATGCTATAAGTCGATGTGTGACTACATTTAGATAGTCGTCGTTCATAGGCTCTTCCATAGACACCCAACGTGTTCCATACGCTAGCATCCAAGCCGCACGAAGTTGTTCCACGGTAAGTTCAAATGCAGGGTGTGTTTCCAATTCAGTCCTCTTTAGGCGAACTCGTGATGGGTAGACTGACGGCGATATGCTTCTTATGGTGGCGCTGTTGCCGATGTGGGTGATGTATGGGCCAGCATTTGTTATTGCTGTTATTCCGTTGCTGTTACTTACATTCAACATCGACCCATACATCATTGCGTCAGCGACGGAGTCGTCAATCGCCTTACTTAACCCCGTGGTCTGATCGGCGAGCATATGATCTATTATCTGTTGCGCTTTTAACGCGCAAGTTTGATCTTGTGGTTTTTCCGCCTTTACTAAGAGGCGTTTTGTGGTCGACATCTTTTCCATCTCCTTTGTGAACTAATCCTGCTTTTTCCATGATCCGCCGTGCTTTGTTGCGCTCGGCTCTTTTTTTCTTAACGGCGGGTGTGCCGTCGTAGGTTTCGTATTCGTGCTTGTACGGTCTTGGTTTGTTGACGTATGGCATTTCAGTTCCTTTTAGAGTTATGCTCACAATCAGTGACGGGGCACCAACCACGGCAGGTGAAGTTCGGTCGAGGGTTCCAAACATCTGTAATCATCGCACTCTCTAGCTGATTTGTCTCGGGTATCCACTTGCCCCAAGCCTCGGTCTGTTGATCTACATTGAACTCGGCGGCAACTAGGTCTTTGACTACCAAGAACATCAAGCCAGCCTTGATTGTTTTGACTTGCGGGAAGTGCTTGAAGGTCAAAAGGGACAGTAATTCTAGTTGCTTCTTGTCCGCGTACCTACTGGATTTGCTAGTCTTGTAGTCAACAATCCGTGCCTTATCGCCATCGATAACAAGCAGGTCGGCAATGCCACGGAACCAAACATTCTTGTCTCTGAACTTGCATGGTTGCATGTCCTTGGTCAAGCCCATCTCATGCTCACATAGCTTCTCACCCGACAAGGCTTTCAGTGGGTCAAGGAACGGCTGGATGTAGGCGTACTTTTCTGGTATCGGTGTACCGTCACGGATGTACTCTTCGGCTGCCTTATGAACTGCACTGCCGTAGAGCAAGTGTTCCTGTGGTGGCTCGACGATATCTTTGACAATCCGCATGCGGTGGTACTTGCGGGGGCACTGCTGAAACAGCGAGATGCTTGAGTATGACCATGTGTAATTCATTTGTTTCTTTCTTCAAGAAGATGTACGCAAGCCCATTCACCCATCCCAGCAAATTCTTTTTCCCATTCCTTCCGCTCGGCAAAGGCAACAAGTTCCACGAGGGTTTCTATATTTTCTGGCACGCAAACCCAATCGTTATCTGTATGCCCCAACCGCTCAAACCCAGCTTGTTTAGCCAGTTCGATCGCCTTTTCTCTTGTCATACCAATCCCCATTTCTCAATAGACATTTTTTTACTGCAGTCGGCGTAACTACGCCCTGCGCCAATCTCACACGCTAGTGGTAGCGTCTTGGCCCACTTGGGTCTCCAACGCATACATTCGTTTACATATTTAATAGCCTCATCGCGCTCTGATTCGGATACTACGCACGCCACGGCATCATGCACAGTCAAAACTGGCTTGTAGCGTTTCGCTATCCGTAGCATCTGCTCACCGATCACACAGCGTGCCAAGGCTTGACATAAGTTCTCAACTACTTTACCGCCGTAAATACGAACCATGCCTTTGCGGGTATCGTAGACATACTGGGGACGACCGCGATCATCAATCTCAGTAGCACGCAAGTTCATATACTTGAGAGGCAAACCGCTAGGAAGATCGTAGCCAATTCCGGGGAGTACGCTCACTGCCTGTGCCTGTTTACCAAACGTAGTAGTGACAAGCTTCTCGCTCGACAAGGCTTCTAAGGTGTTGTGTCCTTCATCCCAAAGCGCAGGGATGTGTCCAAACTGTTGGCGGTACACCTTTAAGATGTGTTGGCACATGTTGTCGTCCAGACTTACCCCAAAGTTTTTGAGTTGCATCTGAAACTTACGCCAGCCCATGCCGTAGCCTGCACCAAGAATCGTAGTTTTACCTACGAAACGCTCGGAGTCATTAACCTCTTCAACGGCTTTGTTATAGATGCTAGCGGCCATCAACTTGTACACATCTCTCCCTTCTTCGAAATGGACAACCAAATCTGTTTGACCGGCCAACCATGCAACGATCCGCGCCTCGATCTGTGAGGAGTCGGCATCAATAATGACATGCCCCTCGGGTGCAACGATAGCGGTCTTTAGTGGAGACTTGCGAGGCAAGTTCTGTAGGTTCAGTTTGTCGTCCCCACCCCAACGTCCTGTGTGCGCGGCATAGTATCTCAGGGGGACTGGGAGGCTACCACGCTTCGCTATGGAGATAAATCTCTGAGTGCGTGTCTCTTCTAGTGTGGACTTTGTCCCAAGGCGTGCGGCAACAAGTGCTTGTACTCGCTCATCCCAGTGCTCTGCCAGTGCCTTAAATCCCTCGTCGCTCTTAGCCAAAGCCAACGCAGGCTTACCTGTTGTGGGGCTAATCTTCATGGGTGGTGGGACACCATACTCAATCAATCGCTCGGCAAACTTCTGATTGGACATAAGCACCTCTTTGTCGGCGCATGCCTCGGCGATTAGAGCTTCCTTCTTCTCTTGCACAACTACAAGGTGTTGCTCCAACACGGGTAAATCAAGATACAAGGTTGGCTCTGTGAACATACGCAGAGTCATATCCACTAGCTTAAGCTCTGGCTTATTAAAGTTTGCTTGCAGAATATTGAATAGGTCATACGTCAGCTTGACGTCGTTTCTGCAGTACTCACCATACTGCGCCAAGTCCTGCGCGGAGAAGTCAGCACGACGCTTACCCATAGCCGCGACTACCTCAGTACCCTTTACCCCCAAGCCATAACGCTCGGCGGCTTTTGCTAGGCTGTTGCCAACCTCTGTGCCGTCAATGGCACGTAGCATTGCTAGAGTATCGAGAAGTACTTTTGGCCTAATACCAAACCGCCAAGAAAGGATAGCACCATCAAACATGCAATTATGAGCAAGCAGAAAAGAACTATCCCAGTCAAAGCGAGATAAAAACTCACTGGTGTCGGCGTGGTTTCCTGTGAACCATTGTGTTGTGTCGTCATTTACTTTTACTCCTACACCGATAACCTCGAAGCGGTCGTCGCGAATGTATTCTTCAGTTGTTAATTTGGATAAAGAGAAATCTTTGTCATAGAACGTCTCGAAGTCAAGGGTGATTAAGTTCATTGTTTTAAGTTGTGTTGGGTGTACGGGTCAAGCATCGTGCTTGGCTGTGGTGGGATGAACTGTGCTTGTTGTTGCAACAACTTATTCGCCATCTCGTATTGCGCCCTGCTGATTAGCATTTTCTTTGGCCCTATCTCCTGTTTTACCAACCCCGATTTCTCTTCCCTGTAATCCCATCTATTTGTCGCGGGGGACATGGCACGCTCAAGAATTTCTTGATAGACTTTCGCCTTTTTGTACTTCGTGTAGTGCGCCTTGTACTCGCTTCTGATGCAGTGTTGTTCAATCCGAGTGAATAGCCCAAACCCATCTCCATTCGGTAGTAGTGGATCCCACTTGCTATCGCTGATTTGGAACTCTTCAAAGTTGTTATCCATACGCTCAAGCAAAAGCTTGACCTCATCTGCGCAGAAGCGCCGTAGTAGTTTTATTTTCATCCTATCTTTCCCGTGTGAGTGTTTAAGATACCAAACTCAGATCGCTTCCAGAGAAATGAGATAGTTGGCACAGCGCCAGCACTAAACAAGTCTGATGCTGTAAACAGATCAGTAGTATGTCTTGGATACCCCGGGCCAACGTATCTCTTAACGTCTCGGTAGTGTGGTACATAAGTTACGCCATTTAGTTTGAAGGTCGTGTACTTGTGCAGTTCAACGCGATCATCTTCTTTTGCTTTTGTAGTCATTTGGTTTCCTGCGGTGTGTATTTAGCGATCTCGCGGTTTAAATACCAACGCGCTTTGAGCAAGTCTTCATAGTGGCTTCCCTTGTGGTCAGCACGGCTGATGTACTTAACTACGTTTCCTAGGTTGTAGCCAAACCCTTTAGCCTCAATGAAGTCGATAGTCTCGATACCGCCCATCTTGTAGTGTGGCGGATGGTTCACCATGTCGGTGTGGTGTGTGGCAACTATGTCTTCCTTGTTTGCTTTATCAAATGCTCTCTCAACGTCATGAATAGTCATGCCGTTAAACCCTACTGGGACTGCCATAAACCTATCCCCAACATGCTGACCTTGCCAACCTTGCGCTCTACGCTTGTCTTGATCTTTCTCAAACTGCGCGTCTGCTTCCATGTCGGCTTTAATTGACTTCTTACTTGTACCTACCAATACTGTTTCCCACTTCTTCTTATCAGCGTACCGAATGTTGTGGACGTATTGCACCGTTGCACCAGTAGCGTCGGCGACGGCTTGTGCTTTTGCAAGTGGGTGTTTTGCTAAATACTTACGCACTTTTGTGCTCATTGCCTGTGATCTCTTTGCCATAGTTCTCTCCAATTTCCTTTAAGATTTAAGTTTAAGACCGCGATTTTCCAATGCGGTGAATAGTTGCTTTGCTGACATTGCGCCCATGTTAGGCACTCGGTTTAACCAAAAATACGCTCTTGTGTCTAGTAAGTCCTCCATAGTTAAGATGTGTTGTGCTCTGACTGCGTTTGCTACTCTTTTTGGTAGTTCTAAATAAATTGCGGGGTCTTCCCTTAACCAATCACTTGCGGGGGCTTTGACTTTTGCCTCAAGCATCCTGTCTGCTTGTAGGTAAGCTTCTTCTGCTACGCCCTCTGTATCTCCTCGTATCAACATTGCTTGCATCGCCGCCATAGCAATCTGATCCCTCAACAATACGTCTATCATTCCTTCATCTCCCGCACAAAGACCATAAAGCTATGCACTGTGTCTACTCCGAAAGCAATAGCCATTTGCTCAAACTCACGCGCAACCTCTTCTAGCGTCTCGTTCCTGATTTGAATTTGGGTTTTCTCTGTTTTGGAAAGCCTATCACCTAACTCTCTGACCGCAATCCTTGCTATGGCTAACTCATCCATTAGTTGAATTACATGTGCTTGGTGCGCGTCAACCATGCGGTTGTTCTCATCTCGCGTTTCGGCGATCTGACGTTTGCGGTTCATAGACTTTACGTACTCTTGTTTAACGCGAGACTCCATCTCGATGCGTGTGAATTCTTCGTCTTCGGGTGTCATTCTTTGTCTCCCAACTCTTTTAATCTTTCTTCAAGAACGCGAATACGCTGGCGGTTGTACTCGACAAGGCTTGTTGCATACTGAAGCGACTTCTCCGCTTGCATCTTTGATAGGAAAGCATCACGCATCTCGATATCAATGAGTTCTTTCATTGTTCTTGGGCGTAACATATCCTTGATAAAAGTTACTATGGTTTCTCGTTTAGTCATGTGTTCTCCTGTGGGGGCAAGTGTTCAAGATGGTTTTGTGTCTTCCAACCCATTGCATCAGCGTAGCCTTTTTGGTACGCCGCATCGATTGCTGGCTTGAGCATATCTACCGCTGTCTCAGTCAGTTTGGTTTGGGCTTCCAACATTTCTGTCAACTTAGCAATCAGTTCATGTGTCATGTGTTCTTCTCCTTGATTTTGCTCTGTCTCTAATTCAGCCATCACTTTGTATGTAGCGCGAACCGCCGCGTCTTCAAGGCTTATCCGCATATCGCGTTTAATTGATGCCAACTGTTTCTGGCTCAGGGCATCGTAGTCATCATCAGTCATGTGTTCTTCTCCTTGAGTTTGGCTTCAATGGCTCGGGAAAATTCACGCCAAAAACTATCGGTTGGGTCTGATGCTTCCATTTTTTCCGCGAACTCTGCAATCTCCTCATCCGTCAGCCCAACCCAAGGCTTCTTGTAGTCTTGAATGTCATCGTCATCTTCTGTTTTCATAGTGGTGCCTCGGGTAGTTTGTTTCTCTGCTGTTGTTGGTATTGCTCTTCTTGTTTCTTAGTCCACGGTTTTAGTGGGTGCGTAGGGAAGGGCCAAGTCGTACCACGAATCTCAAGGTCACTTTCGTAGGGAACGGTCACGCGGACAACTCGCGCATGATCTTGGACAACCGATCGACATTCATTTCGTTCACTACCCATGCGCTACCTCCAGCGTTTCTAATTTTGTTAATCTCTCGTTCTTGTAGCGCAGTAGGGACTCCCTTGCCCGCTTTGCATTCGATCGCGAAGAATACTCCATTGAAGCAACCTACGATATCAGGGATTCCACTACGCCCATACCCACCAGTAGCAGGCATGAAATAGTATGCACCTAACTTATCGAGTATCTCTTTTGCTCTACTCTTAACTTTAGCCTCGGGTGTCATAGCCATGTACTCACTCCTAATCATTTATTGTTGACACAGTATAGCACATAAAAAAGCCCGACGCAATAGGTCAGGCGAAAAAAGATATAAAAAAAGGACAAACTGACGATATGTCAGTCTGTCCTAATAGGGAGAGGTTAATTAGTTAGCAGGTCGTTTGTATTGCACCCTCCGTCATGTAGATGTGCGGTATCTTGTTATCTTCTACCTTAACACCCACACCTTCGATCGCTTGGTTAGTTTCCATGATCTTGAGTATGGCTAACTTCTCTTGATACTCTACAGGCAAATCGTAAGTATTAGATGTCACCATCACCACTTCTCCGATTGTCAAGTCCACCACCGTCATAACCCCACTCGGTAGAAGTTTAACTAGCATGCCAGTCTTACTATCCCACGCCTTGATCACACTATCAACAATCTTGTATGTTGCTAGATGGTCTCGCCATTTGGTGTCCATGATGATGGGCGGGAACTCTTGCGGTCCGTTGTCTTGTACTTCGGCTAGGTACTGTAATACGGAAGCCGCGACTGAAGTTACATTAACGCATGATTGCACTAGATTGCTTGCATTCTGTCGTAGGTTCATGATGCGATAACCCGCGTCGGCGATCATGGTCTTGGCGATCTCGTCAGGCGGGAATTCCTTGAACGCATCTAGCGCACACTTCATTGCTATCTTGTAGTGCTTGCTACGCTTTCGGTTTCGCATACCGCGTTGCTGTTGAATCCGAGGTGAGTCGAGTTGATACACATTAACGAACTTACCATCTACATAGTCTTGCTGTATGCTGATCTTGCCGATCTTCTCCTCGTTGTTGTAGACAACCACTCCGTTGACGCATCTGTGCCTGTCGGCTCCTACCCTGTCGGCGTCTGTGCTATCCGCTTCGAACGCTATCTTTGGTAACTTGATATTGAGATCACACAAAAGAACATGCAAGGCGGGATTGATTGCATACTCATGTCGTGCGTTGGGGTCGTACTTGTACGGTAGTTTTGTGAAGTCCATCTGTTCGCTCATATATCCCTTTCAGTTAAGTGTCTCGTCTTTGCTCTCTTCGTTGAGGTGCGCGTCATAAGTCATGCTCAACGCTTCAAGCAAATCACTCTTGTCCATGCAAGTGATGATCGCTGATCTCGCTAAGATGTTTACGACAATGTTGAGTACCTCGTCTGGCTGTAGTTCTGCTTTGCGCATCACATCAATCAGTTGGCTCGTTACCAGTTGGAGTTTCACTCCACCCATTTGCACTTGCTGTTTCATATCTATCTCCTTACCATTCAAAGCGTTTAAGAATGTCGTCAACCTTGGCTTTCACATTCTCGCGAATGTAATCACTCTCTTTCAGAGTATCAAGATCGGTGTTCGTAAGCGCTGCGTTCAACTCGCGCCTTGCTTGCTCTAACTTGGGGTCATTCGTAATGTTGAGTCGGCTCAACAAGTTGACCAACTCGTGTGCGTTGGTGAGTATCGTGCCGTGGAACACTTTGCGTTTGCCTTCGTCATCACTGGCTAGGCGTTCGCTCATGTGAGTCAGGCATTCATACAGTCGTTGCCACACATCACGCATGGCGTGGTTGAGTCGCTCGTTGAATGCAGTTTCATACTGGGCTACCAGTTCTGCCTTTGCTTGCTCGCCTATGTCGATGCGGAAGGCACCAGCCGTTGGAATCGGCGTTAGCGTATACGAGAAGCGACACTTCTTGGCTATCTCGTCTGGCTCAGGGTACTCGTCACGATTGAACAAGTCACCGAGTTGGAATGCACCCGCTGATATCAGCGTAGGGTAGATGCCTACGAACACATCAACTAAGCGCTCGAACTCCGCTTTCTTTTCATCAAGCGTGCGTTTGTATCCACCGTTGAATAAGTTTTCCATAGTGACGATACGAGGACCTGAGTCAGACCAAGGGATAGTCTGTTTGGTATTCCACAACCGAGCACCTGCCGCGTATCGGATCACGGCTTCGTGATGTGGGTTCCCTGCAAGCAAATGCTTGTGGTAGTTGCCCGCCTTCACCTTCGTGTTCTTCGCTGAGTCCACCTCTTCGGATACACGCTTGTCGAGTTTGCGTGCAGTCCAACATGAGATGTTTAGTTCCACCATCATTGCGCTTGTGGCAATGCTTATGCTTTCTGTCGTCATACTTCCTCCTAGTGTTCTGTATTTGAATGTTCTTCGTTGTATACCGCTTTGATGTAGTAACTAAACCTATCAAAGCATTGCGCCATGTTCAATCCTTTCTCTTGCGCAGTTCTGCAAAATGCTATGCCATGCTCGTATAAATCTTCCTCGCCTTCATACGGCTTGAGTACTAGAGTCTTGATGCTCTGATCCATATTCGTCTCCCTTGTAATAAACTTTGGTAGCAAGATACATAATGATCTGAGACATAGATGGCTTGAAGCCAATCTCCCTCTCTAGTCTCCCCTGTATCACTTGCAGTTCTTCATACGCTATCGCGTTGACACTCAGCGTGTGCCTTGGTTCTTTCTCGTATTTCATATCACTCCACCAAAACAGATTGACCAACAGTAGGAACAAAGTTCTTGTTGCCTACCACGCACCACAATACTGGTGCATTGCTTGCAGACCAATCACCACAACCATCTCCGTAGAAGTAGCCGTCAGTCAGCATCACGGTGCATTGCGGTGTGATGCGTTTCTCTTGCATGTACTTGGGTACGCAAGCAGGCTCAGTACCACCACCACCTTTGGGTTGTGTGAGAGACGCAATGTTTTGCAACTCGCCGCCTGAGTAAGTCTCATGCCCCGCGACATGGCTATCCCAATACATCAACTCGATCTTCTCGGGTGCTACCTCGTCACAGATTGATTTCATCTCTCCGAGAAAGCGTCCTAGTTCGGGACCGCCAATAGAACCTGATGTATCTATCCCGATAGCAATGCACTCGGCTCTGTGAGTCTCTGCGCTTGGCATGATGATTCCGCTTGCAAGATAGCGACGATTAGGTCTGCGCCATGTGGATTGATCGCCACCGCGTGTAGCGGTTTTAATAAATTCCCTTAGTGCTTCGCGCCAATCAACCTTGGGGTGTAGGATTTCTTCAATACCGCGTGGCACTTTGCCTTTCATCTTTCCCGCAAGTATTGAACCTTCACGCAACGCTGAATCGATTTCGCGTTCCAACTCTTCGGTTTCCTCCTGCGTTAGTTCGCGTGCGCCTTGCCAGTCGTGCTCATCAAGTTCATCGGGACAACCTGACGGCTTGTCAGTTTGTCCACCGTCAGGAGAGGAATGACCGATCTCATCATCTCCACTACCTTCGCATTCGCCCTCATCACCCTTGCCACCTTTGCCTTCCTCAATGAGTAGGTCGTAGACTTGCTTGGTATCCATACCGCGATACTTCTCGTCAATCAAACCAATGACCTTGCCTGTCTGCGGGTCGCGTGGCATCGCCACCTCTTTCTCGCTAGGGTCGGTGTCCTTGATCTGTAAGTTGATAACATAGTCCATAGCCCAGTTCGCTACTTGCTTATCGGGTAGGTGTTTCCATACCGTCATGTGGCGATAGGCTTTGTGCATTGCTTCATGCACAACAAGGAAAGCAAGTTGTTTGTCGTTGAGCATATCTACGAACGAACGCCCGTACTCTACATCTCGCCCATTGGTACGCGCAGACTTACACTTCTCCGATACAGTAACCTTGCCCACCATGAATACTCCTGAGAATAAACAGAAGTCAGGGTTTTGCATGAGTCGTACATGCGCACGCTCTATGCGTTGTTCAGCCGTTAGTTTCATTTGATTCCTCCATTAGTTGTTTATAGATTTCCCGTGCTTGGTGTATGTTGTTTGCTACTCGGATATCACCAAACATTGCTTCAGAACTACCAGCACGCATTGCTAGTAGCCACGCCATTACAAAATCTTTCTCACTCATCATCTACCTCCGCTTCTTTCTCGTACCAGTCGTACCACATGCTGATTGCTTCTACAGTTTCAGCAATGAACTCACGCTTGGGTGTACCCTCGCGCCATTGCACCCCTGCATCTCCTATCAGGCTAGTAAGCACACACATAAACATGGTGCCGTTCGCCCCCTCCATGAGTTGCCCCACTTGGTTCTTTAGATCTTTGATCTCACGCATCTGTTTCTTCGTGACATTCATTCTTCGCCCTCCTTATCGTCGTTTACCATGATGCGCAGTACGCGCACCCCCTCAAATATTTCCACAATGTCGTACTCAATATCTGCTTTGTCGAGCAGATCGTAAAGTTGCGTCGGTGTCATATATCCTCCTTAGAATAAGTATTGGTTCTCGCGCATCCATGTTACGAATGCACCGCTAGTCATCAAGATTTGTTTCTTCTCAGGGTGCTTGCTTGTTGACAAGCAGAACACGCTTTGCAATTCTTTCGGTGTACGCTTCAAGTACTCGAACCACTTGCTGATGTTGGCACGATCTATCCGTTGCGTAGCACCATAAGCCATGATGTTTAAAGCCGCAGAAGAACTCGGTAACTTGCAACCCTTGGGGTCGTCGATTACTTCTTGCCATGTAGGTAATGAGTCCGCCACCTCCACATACGCCAACATGTCACGCGCACCCGCTTCACCGATAGAACCAGTCAATGCTGATACCAAAGCATTGCGAGTAATCAGATGACGCTTGTGCAAGATGTTTGATGCACGATGCAATGAGCGAGGCGATACAAAAGATTTCTGTGGAATCTTTGGGTTGAAGATGTATGGGTTCTCGGCTTGCCCCGCATCACGATAGGATGCCAACGCGTGTGGGTATGCTTTCACCCATGCCAAACATTCGGGTGCTACTCCGTTGTTGGCACCCCATTCAATCCATTCATCTGATGTTGGTTTGCGTACTTGCATAATAGTAATCCTGTTAAGTGAGTGGGCTTTGAGCATGTCGCCCACACCGTCCGTTGAGTTGTTGCCTGCTGTTATCACGATAGAGTCACGGTGTAGGTTGAATCCACTGATGCGTCTCTCGTTGAGTAGTGGGTGTAGCATGTTCTGCACAGCCATTGATGAAGGCTTAGTGAACTCGTCGATGAACACAACGCATGGGTCAGCCAAGTGGAAACCCCAATGCTCGTTAGGGTAGAGAGATGTAGTCTTGGTTTCATGATGGGGCATGGGGATACCAATGTCACCCAACTCGGTGTTCGGTGTATCGATATACACACCACGATACCCAGTCTTTGCTACGATGCGTTCAAACATAGCGGTCTTACCAACTCCTGGCTCACCGACTAAGTGAATCGCATTCTGATTTCCGAAAGCAAGGATTGCGTCCTCTGCTTCTGCCAAGGATACCTCTGTTGTCATACGAACTTCCATAATCTACTCCAAAATAATTAAACAATAAACTCTGCGACAAACTGACACCATGTCAGGTTGTCAACTCCCGCGTCGATAACTCTATGTACTTGTAGTTTGAGTCATGCGCGATCGTGCCTAGTGGCACATGTTCCTTGTTGAATACCTCCTCGCCGTAATGGAACTTAAGAACCTCGTTAAAGAAATAGGTAAGACGCTTGTTGTCTACCGTCCATGTATATCTAATGTCATCACCGTCCATGCGTGTGCTGTAGTTTGTTGATGCGCTGAAAGATAAGAACTCCACCAATGGCATCATTGCTTCCATGCGCTTGGTCTCGTCTGCTATCAGACAAGCACGATCTAACTCATTAAAGAACTCTGCGCGCAACTCACCGTGTCTCTTCTTGTGATAGTGAATCGGACCTTGGTCGCACGACAACATGTGTCGTGGGTTGCGTGCTGAGAAACTGCCTATCTTGTAGCCCCCGCGTGCGATCTTGGTCGCGTGTGCTTCACCACCTTGCGTCATTGTTGTTACCATCTTTGCGTAGTCCGTGAAGATCGCGTAGCGATCTTTTATTTCCTTGAACTTGTCCTTGTTCAGTGCATGTCTCGATTCCATATAGGCGGAGTCGGTGTCCACATGACCATCTGCGTTGACGCGTAAGCCGTTGGTGAAGCGATAGGCACGCCCCATACCGTCAAAGTAATAGGCTTTCCCTTTGCGTCTAGCAAACTTCTCAAGCCCAAACAGTTCCTGCAATATCTGTGTCGTTGACGCTGAGTCGTACCCGCCTGTGGCAAACACGAACGAGCCGTCCTCTTTGTATGTGGCAATGTCGGTGTGGTAGTGCTTGATTACTATCTTGCCGATATCGCCTGTCTCCATGCGTATCTGCACCCTGTCGTATCTGCGGTTGTAGCCAAGCGGTTTCTTGCCCTTGCTTGCACCCTTGCTGAAAGGTTTAACTGCTTCGTAATGAATCTCCGCTTCCCGATAGGTTTTTAGTTCGGGTATGTTGTCTGCCATGAAGCAGTACTGGTTGCTGTTGCCCCGCGCCCATTTGTCATTTGGTTTTTGCATTTGTTTTCCTTTCTGCGACAAACTTACAGTTTGTCAGTTTGTCCTGTGATCTTGGTGATTGGGTCGGTGTTGTCACGCAGACCCGTGAAGTTGTCGAAGTCCTCCAGTTCCATAGCATGTTGGGCATCTTCATACTCTGCTACCAAAGCAAAGTCCTCGTTGTTGCCATCACCCGCTTCGTAGTTGTATAGGTCAACCACATCACCCACATTCACCACCTCGCTGATGGGTATGCGCTTGTCGCCCTCCCACGAATAGACGCGGTAGTCCTGTGGCATCTCGCTCAGTTGTTCTATTAGTTGCCCCACAGTCAGCGTTCTCATACATCACCCCTTTCTTGTGCCAGTTTGAATTGCTTGACCATCTCCTCACGCGCCTCGTCGTTCTCGATCAAGTGCATAAACAGTTTGCGCACCATTGTTTCCTCGTGTTTGGTTTTAAGATACAGACCCGTTGCAAGGGAAGCCCATGCGAACAGCACAATCTCCGATATAGATACTTCAATCATTTGTGACCCTTTCACTTTTTGCGGTTTGTATTTCTTTCCGTAGCGGTTCGTCGCTTTGCGTCTTGAGTATTCTCACCCAATCCACACGCGACAAGAACCATCGGAACAATGGGACATAGCAGTCTTGGCACAGCAAGTCAGCGTTGTCTCCCTTCTTAGTCATCAAAGCCCTCCATGAAAACAACAAAAAATATAAACCCGAACAATACAAACAGAACCCCTTGCACCCATGTCATAAGTCTCCCCTTGTATGTTTCTGATTGGTATTGCGCAAGGCGCTCAGCGCCGTAGTCGGCGTGACGAACTGATACCCACCCTTTGAATACTCTTGTAGGACAGTCCACTTGGATCGATCTTTCAGGGCTTGTTCTTCACCGCATGGTTTGCATAGCAAGTGACCATAAGAGGCGCGGACGCGCCCCACTCCGTTAGTTAAACATTTGACACAACGCATATCTATCTCCTTATTAAGCAACAACAGTCCAACCGTGAACCTTAACGCTGTCTTGGCTTGTGCACCAGTTGATCTTCATGCCACGATAGCCAGACTCATAGTCCTCACGCGGACCGTATGCCATGCCTTTGATTTGGTCAAGCGGTGCGCGGTAGATTTCATCCCAGTTGCGATCACAGGCAATGATCATTGGGTTGTGCTTCACGGTGCGAGTAGCAACGGCTGAGTTGGAAGAACGAACTTGCATATAAGATTCCTATAAAGACAAACTGACAACATGTCAGAATGTCGCTGAGACTGGGCGAAACCTACTTGCGCGCAACAACCTCCCTGCGCTGTGGCAGAGCCACATTATAACAGATAAACTATACAATGTCAAGTGTTTGTACTCTGCAAGGGAGAGTTGTCCTTGTTGTTCTGCTTGTTTTTTAATCCTATAGTTCCTATTGTACCTAATGTACCTAATGTTCTGTAACCATGTTTTTAAAGTAGAACATTATGAAATCGCTGTAAGTTGTTGATTTATATAGATGTTGTGTTGTATTGTTGTTGTAATGTTCTATTGTTCTATTGTTCTTTAAAAATATATATAGGGGGCAAATGAAATATACAATAGTATTACACATGCTGGGCGGGGCATTCGAACTGCGTTTTTTCAAAACTGCTTTTTTCGACAGAACAATAGAACAATAGAACAATAGGCAAAAAAGCCTTATATATCAACGACTTGTATTGTTCCGTTGTTTTTTGGCACCACAGAACAATAGAACAAAATACGGAACATTGCGTGCGCTACCCCGTTGAAATGACCGATCCTTGTAAAAAATTGAAAGAACATTGGACTAACTGACTGGCTGTCAATTTGTCAGGGTTTCCCTATTAAACATTTTGAAACTAGGCTGCTTTGTAAGGTTCATGTAAGCATACGCTTTTAATATCACGATAGCCAATTAAGTAGGTTAGTTGGCACTAACTTCCATACAGGAGAAACCAAATGGAAAAAACTATCGTGGCGCAAGCCGTGGAAAATCAGGCATCTAAATCAGGTGCATTGTTCGCAAAGTCAGAAATTGACGCTAGTCAGGCATTGGAAATCTATGCGCGTGAATTGGGCACAGAACCCAACTACACGAACTGGATCGCCAACCGCACTGATTGGGTGAACGGATATACAACCGAGAAACCACAGGCAAAGGGTAACTCTGCAGATCAGGCATTCACACGCTTTGCTAAGCGTTTAAATGAATCTTTCGGTATCGTGGCACCAAAAGCGCAAACGGAAGCCAGCGTTAAGAAGGCAACGGAAAGGGCTAAAAAAGCGGAAGAACTGGCACAGAAATATGAGTGCATACCGACACACCAGTTAACCGACAATTTGCGTCAAGCGTATGAATTACAGGCAAAGAACCCAACCAAAAAAATGGCAACGCTCAAAGAACTGGAAACGATTCTAAAAGCAAGAACCAAAGCGGAAGAACTGGAGGGCAAAGAAGAACTGAAAACAGCACGCAATAGACTGTTTCAACTGGCAAAGGCTTGCACAGATGTGGCACGCATTGAAGCCGCCAGTGATGTGCTTGATGAACTGAACTACGACATAGAAATTTCGTAACCAGTAACTTTTTGGGGGGGCTAAAAACCCTCCCATTTTTTTGCCTACCGCGTTGAAATGACCGTTCCCTACTCTAAACTGGACATGCTGACTGGTTGTAAGTTTGTCCCCACTAACTAAGGACAAAAAGCATATTAGGGTTTGTCCTAATAAAATAAATTGGGTTTGTAAGGTTGTTGTAAGGTTGCTATCGTAATATACAACCCGCTACAGGAGATAGGCTTCTGTAGTGAATAGCAAACCTAAAGGAGATCATGCTATGACAAACCTAGTCCCAGTCGCACAAG